GTATTGGTCAGAGCCACAGAGTGGAGTGCTGTAGCTTTCTGATCTCTCTTTCTCACCATGACAACCGGGGACAGGTATCTGTATTCTTTATTCTTCAGATATTCTGTAGCCTTCGGTGTCCATTCGACCTTAGCGATCAGTGCATCATCTCCTTTGTAGATGTCCTTTATCCATCCGCCTGCCGGAGCCTGCACATCTGCAAGTGTCTGATGCTCGTAGTCGATCACAAGGTCAAGCTTCCTGTCCTTGAACTGCTTTCGGATGAGCTCCACGCTCTCATCGTCTACTGTAAAGTCCCCTTTTTGGGAGTGGACTCGTCCAAGTGGAAGTATTTTGATTTCACTTGGTACTCCGGATACTTCTACTCCTTCTCCGGTGCACACCTTCCATCCATTCATGCTTGCCACCTCTTAGCTTGCGTTTTGATAGCGTTATTACGCGTTATAACGCGGTATTCTGTTCGTGGGCGAGTATTTCTCCACCTAGAACCTTTTCTTCGTTCTGAGCGTCTTGTGACGCTTCACTGTTTCTTTGCTGTATTTCTTTCCTTAAACGCCTTCCGGAGCGGCTCTGATATGTTTGTCATATCAGGCTTCCACACTGCCTTCGCCGGGTTATTGGAGAAGCCCTTGTCCGGAAACGCCGGGATGATTTCCCCTGTGGAGTAGTCCACGTCATACGGTATCTCATGCTCAACGGTCAACCCTCTCCTTTCTACCTGTGCCCTTGTCAGGCTCACAACCATGCATCTGCACCGGAATCCGTTGGGAGGGTACCACACGTCCCATATCGGGTCATCTGCCGGGAACACCCTCTCAGCCATCGCCTGATGTGTTTCCCTGACGTGTCCATCTCCGGCTGTCTTATACTGCCAGTACGGTCGCATCTTCTTGGTTGTTTCATCGGTCATGCTTTTGTAATGTCCGGCATTAAAAGCCGTCTGCATATTCGTCCGGAAGATGTTGTCACTCTTCCACGGGTTCATCCCCTCGTATCCATGCTCCTCAAGGAAGTTGTTCATGTCCTTCAGGAACTGCTCTTTTGTTGTTCCTTCCTCTGCCGCCTTTGTCAGGCAGTCAAGGAACTCCTGAAGCATCTGAAGGCTTGTGTATCCGGATACTGTGAATGCTTTTGCCCTGCTCTCGTCATCGAGAAGCCTGTACTCCTCGCTTGTCAGTGCTCTCTTCCCCTTCAGGAACCTCACGGCATCCTTGAAGATGAAGTCCCGGGATAGTCCATACTTAGCTTCCATCAGTCCATGCTCCTTCCTACAAGGTGGGACAGATATATCCCCTGCTGTATCATGTCATCAAGCTCCGGACTCTCCATCTGTCCATATAGTTCCTTGAGCTTTGCCTCATCCTTCAGGACTGCTTGCAGTTCATCCATGTCCGAAGCTGTGTCAATTACTTTGAGAATCGGTTTGAGCATCTCGCGGAAGATGTCCGCTGCCTGTTTGTTTGCCATGCTCACGATTCCATCAACCTGTTGCTGCTCATTAGCTCCATCCTTCAGGGCTTTCACATCCTCCGGGGAAGTTTTTTCCGGAAGAATTTCCGAGCCGCCTGTCACCGCAGGAGCCATCTGTTTGACCGGAGGCTTCAGTACCTCCTCGCCATCTTCCGGTTCCGGGATGCTAAACTTCTTGTATATATGTCCCTTTGGTATCTCAAGCCCCATGTCACAGACAAGGGTCTTGTATATCTCCACCGTCTCCTTCTGATCTTCCACCTCTTGGCAGTCGAATGTGAAGAACGGCAGCTCCGCATCCTCTCCGAAGTTAAATTCCACAAGAGGTCGGATGATGTCTCGCCTGATCGTAACGGCAAGAGCTTTCGCGTCTGCCACCGTCAGGTCATGTCTGACATCATTGTGGGTCTTTGACTGAGCGTAGCTTCCACCTCCACTGTCTGATGTCAGTGTCTGTCCGAGGATAGCCTTGGACATCTGCTCATCACAGTATCTTGCGAGCTTCTCATAAATCTCTACGCTCGTGGTCTTGTTGGACTCAATAAACTCGATCATCGTGGAGCTTGGCACGATTCCGGCTGCATCCGTTCCGAGGGAGATGATCGCTTCCATGAGCTGTCTCTTGTCATCCTCTGACGCGGATGCATCGTACTTGCCAAGTCTGAGCGGCATCCCGAAGACTTCACAGAAGCTCACCCAGTCCTTGATATCGTAGTTCTTGAACAGGTACATCCACGAGACAACTCTCATGACTCCTGCTCTGCTCGGATGTCCCGACTTTGCTTTGTATCTGTGTACCACGAACTTGTTCTCAGGGAGCTCGATGCCGGAAGGGAAGTCCTTGGTGCATACCTTCATCTCATCGGTTGTTCCGTCCCATATCAGTTTTTTGGGATGGACATACTCGATATCGTCAATGACGTTGTGTCCGTCCTCCACCGTCCAACTCAGTTCCATGATGCTGATGCCCTTGCCAATCGCATCAAGCATATCTATCAGCACATTGTCAAAGTTTTCGATGCTCTTGAGCTGTTCATCCACAAAGTCCGCGATCTCTTTGTCCCGGTCATCCTTGGAGAACGGCTGAACCTCCCAGTCCAGTCCGGTCACGGCAAGCTTTCGGGTCTGCATCTGTGAGAAGAGGTGTGTGTCTTTCTCCTCCATCTCCTCAAAGAGTTCCATCTGTGCCCTGACATCGCCCTCATCCGCCTGCCGGAATATCCGGGCGAGCCTTCCCGGGGTCAGACCGTTGGAGGGATAGTCACTGTACTTGTCATTTACGTCCCCGACCGCCACCCTTGCCGTGACAGGTCTCTTTGTCCCGGTGTCAATGGACGGGTCAAAAGGTTTTGCTTCTTTCCCTCTCTGTTTCTTCTTTCTCTTCGCCAACGTCTCTCACCTCCTAGTAGGCTCCTTTTCCCATCCGGAAACGTCTCCGGATGATACTCTTGTAACTTGTCTTTATTGCTGCACCCTTGACGTTCTGTGCGGTCTGTACCGCCATCTGAAGACCGTCAGGCGCGTCATCGTTCTTTCCCATCGGGAACTCTTGGAGCTGCTTCAGGAGAGCTTTGTGTTCCCGGTTGAATTTGATGTACTTGTTCTTGATCAGTGGCTGCAAGGACTCGATACGGAGCACCTTGTTGACACTGGACTGTATCTCCTCGATCGGAAGGTACTCACCTTCCTCTGCTGATTTCTTAGCCATGACTTCCTTGAAGTAATACTGAAATTGTACGGTCTCGACTCCAAACTTGAAGAAGCCCTTCTTGCAGTCCCTTTTCAGTCTCCGGTTCATCTCGAAGACATCCTCGATGATCACATCCGGCTTTCTCTTCTCCACAGAGGCATCTACCACATACATATAGCCGCTCTTTAACGAGACAGCCAAGTTGATGATTGAGCTTGTATCTGACTTCTTATTCTTACCCAGTGACGGGTCATTCGCTCCGACAAAAATGAACTCCGGACTTGTAAAGTCCATAAGCTCCGGCTCATAATAGTCGAACCATTCCGGATTGAATGTCGCATTGTCCGGGTCGATCGGGTCATTCTGAAGTTCTGAGTTGAAGGATGCCTCTCCTTCAGATATCTTGACTTCCATCAGGTCATAGTAGGAGAGTTTCTCTTCCCACAGTACCTCAGTACCGAGCAGCATATCTGCCTCATGCTCTTCATAGAACTTCCGGGCGTGTGCTTCGTGGTCTTCATCGAAGAGGTTGGTGTAGATACTCTCCCATTCATCCCACAGCTTGGTATTGACTGCCTCCGAGATCACCGCCCGGTACTTTTTCGCCTTGTATCTCGGGTTTTGGAGCACGTTGTTGAGCAGTGAGTCATAGTGTAGAATGGTTCCAATGTACATGATGTCCGTGTAGGTATCTCCTGCCTTCGAGACAGCCTTCTCAAACCAACTCTTCAGCTTTCTTCTCTGCTCCGGAGTGTTTACATTCTCATCATTCTCGATATCATCCAGTACAATCAGGTCGGGTCTCCAATTCCGGTGTCTTCGTCCTCTGACTTTCTTTCCGGAACCGATTGCCTCCACCTTGATATTTGTAGATGTCAGGATAACTCCCGATCTCCATGCCTTATCACCCTTCAGGCTGCCAAAATCCATGATAATGTTCGCGTTTTCCTCAAGCTCCGTCTTGATATCCTCAAGGAAGCCTTCCGCCTGCTCGGAAGAATCCGACAAAATGATGATATAGTGCTTGTATCCGTACAGGATTGCATGGAGATCGTCCTTGAAAGTGAAGTTTGTGGACTTCGCATGACCTCGGGGAGCTGCTGTGACATTCCTTGACCCCTTCATCCGGGAGATTGTCCTCGCTTCCTTTGTTGGGTTCAGGTCTTTCATAACCCCTTTCTCCCATATCTCATCAAGTTCCTCATGAAAATGGGGGGATTTCCTGATGAAATAGTGTGGAAGATATGCCCTTCCGAAGTAGGACAGGTCAAACGCCGCCAACTCTTTCCGGAGACCGTGCTCGCCCATCACAGGCTCACCTTCCCGGTACCGTTTATTCAGTTTTCTGCGCTCTTCTGCATGGTTCGTGCCTCTGAGAACGTATTCCTCGAAGAGTTTGGTCTGATATTCCTCATTGTTCTTGATATCAACATCCTCTTCTTCATCCAGTTCCCGGAGCCAAGCTTCAATATCAATCATCCTGCATCATCCTATCCTTTGCTTTTGTCAGAATGGTCTTGAGCATCCTGACTGACTCCTCATCCTGCTTGATTACCTTCATCATGTCAGCTTCAAGCTCTTGGAAGGCGATATCCGCCTTTTTTCTCATATCCTGCTTCACTCTGTCCTTGTACACTTTTGTGCGCGACAGCGAGGCGATCAGCCTGCCTGCCTTATCCAGTGGCATCTCGTCCCACTCTTCCTCTGCCGTAGCAACCTTGTTGAGCAGTCCATTCATAGTCAGCATCATGGCAGCTTCCGTGTAATCCGCATCCGGGTTACTCTTCACTGCCTGTATCAGCCGATCTGTCTGAGCCTGTGCCTCAAGGAGCCTCTGCATTGCTTTATTGGAGCGTGTGGCATACCTTCCGACACTCGACTTCGATATCTCATAGCCTTCCTGTTTCAGGAATTGGCTGATATATTCGTAGCTGTTCGATGTATCAGCAAGCATCACATCCACTTTCGTGTGTAAATCTTCAGGGAGCTCGTCAATTTTGGAGTTAATTCTCTGCTTGTTTCTTTTCTCACCCATCAGATATCAACTCCATTGTCATCGGTTGTTCCTTCGGCAAGGTCAACGCCTGCTTTGGTGAGCTTGATGACTGCATCATTGGCATAGGCATTGTAGGCTGTAACCTTTTCCTCCGTAAATTCGATGTATCCGGCTCCCTGAAGATAATCAAGATACTTGCTGATGTCCGGGGATATAATGAGTCCGGCTGCAATCATCGCATTGGATAACTGTCTTGTGAGGGCTGTGTTGTTGTATCCCTTCACTAGGCACCGGATGATATATCCCCTGATCGCCTTGTTCTGCTTGATCTCTGCTTTTTCTAAGTCATTCACTTTGTTCACCTCACTCTTTTCTGTTGCTCTGCATCAGGAGCTTGTCGATCTTTCCGTCAATGCTCCTCATCCTGTCCTCCACTCCGTTCATGGAGCGGAAGAAGTCCTCCCGGAGTACGAACGTGGTAGCAAAGTCCCCTTTGATGTTGTTCAATTCCTGCTTGATGTTTGCTATCTCTCCATCCGTTTCGTCTTCCAGTTTGTCGATTCTCTTATTGACTTTCTCATCATTCTCTTTTATCTGTTTCTTGATCTCTTCTGTGTTCTCACTCAGTTTGTTGAACCACGAGCGTATAAAGAACACAAGGACGCTTCCTCCGAGGGCGATCACTCCTGCCATAACGTCCGAAAAGGTAATGACATAATCCATAGGTTATCCCTTTTTGATCAGCTTCTCTGCAAGCTCCGTCACTCTTTCCCATCCGTCCATTGCCACCAGTGCCACGATAAACGCTGCCACAAAGGACGCGAAGACCATGTACCACTCAATAGGCTGCTTCAGGTACTGCATCATGCCAAGCATCGCTACCGGGCATAACACGAGGGACAGGCAGATCACGACAAGCGCGGTGGGAACCTTCTTGTCGAACCATTCCCATTTCTTGAGTGCCTCTGTGATGACGGACACCACAAACGCCAACACCCCAATGAAGAGAATGAACTGTGAAAAATCTGCTGTTAAATTTGCCATGTTTACCAACTCCTTTGACTAAAATTTTGAGAATGCCGTAAACGCAATAAGAGCATGGATAAAATCCATGCTCTTATCTTACCCTGCTCTTCAGGGACGTTATAGGGGAACTGTTTCCGTAGGTTTTTTCCCATTTTAATTGTCACAAATCATTCTGTCGGGATATCGAATATGGTCATCTGCCCGATCATGGGCTCATCTTTGATGATGTTGGATATCTGCTTTGTGGTCAGGTTGTACTTCTCGGCAAGCTGCTTCAGGTTGTACCCGTTCCACTCCTTCTTGATTCGTCTGTTTCTTGCCGGGGCGATGATGTTCTCTATCTTGGGGAAGTATAGTTCATCGCCTTTGGCGTAGTCGCTAAGTTCTATAAACTTATCAACTCCAATGATCTCCACTACAGGGCGGTAGCTCTCTGAGATATCATCTATCTTCGTCTCCCCGATGAGCTGCCTTGTCAGTTCGTCTACGTTCATCTGTATCCTCACTCCTTATCATGAGGCTTTCTTACAGAACTCCAAGCTTATCCATCCGGCTCCGGACTTAAGTCTTCCCCATCCGTTCTTCTCTTCAACGATGGTGTACTTTTTCTTGTGTCCTTCCTTTTCCCGGATAGCTCCTACCTTCTCACCGTTTGGTGTCTTCCTGATGTTGAGTACATCAGTTGTCGTGGTGATGAGGTATGGTACAAAGGCTTCTGTTGTCTCGCCTGTCTTCTTACAGAACTCTAAGCTTATCCATCCGGCTCCGGACTTCAATCTTCCCCATCCGTTCTGTTCCTCAACGATGGTGTACTTGTTCTTGTGTCCTTCTCTTTCGCGGATAGCTCCCACGATACTTCCGTTTGGCTTATCCCTGATACGGAGTGCCTCTGTAGTCGTGGTGATGAGGTACGGCTTGAACTCTGTCGCGTTCTCCTGTGGTGTCTGTGGTGTCTGAGGCTGCTGAGGTGTCTGTGGTTTCTCATCCGCCTTGGTTCCTGTGATCGCTGCCAGTATGGTGAGTATCTTCTTGCCGTATCCGGCTCCGGCAGCCCACCCCTTCCCTTTCGGGTTTTCCTGAATACCTAAGTATTCCACATACGGGGCACTGCCTCTCGTCACATATTTGAAGCGTGGGTCAATGCATTCCCCTTTGAGCTTCACTGTATTGGCGTATGCCTTCAGGTGCTGTATCTGTGCCCTGATACCAAGCTGTGGGGTATCGAAGCTGTTGCCTGTCATTCCGTTGCCTGTCACTCCCATGCCACAGAAGTTGTTCTGTGAGAGTTTCACAGCACTGCCGGAGAAGGTGAAGTTCCCGGTCTCAAGGCAGCTCTGCGCGAAGGCGATGTCTCCGCGGATGTTCTCCGCTTCTCCTTCAGATAAATAGAAGGGAATCATATCAAGGACGCTTTGCGGCACCTTTGCATTCTTGGCTTTGATGTAGGCTGTCATCTGTTCTGCCGTAGCCACAGCTTTTCCTGTGATCTTTGTCATCTTACTTGTATTTTCTGCCCCTGCTCCGTCCGTGGCGATTGCTTTCTTAAACGCATCCCATACGTGCTTGGTCGTGTTGTAGACGTAAGGGTTCGGGCAAATCTTTCCGGTAACATCGTAGTGACGGATAACATGATCAGCCGGGACGTTGTACTTCTTCATCAGGTATCGTGTCAGCTCGATCGCGGATGCCACGGTCGCGTCCTCAAAGTACCAGTCCTTGGAAGTGTCTGCCTGACTGCCCTTGTTGCGGACACAGAGCTCGATGCCGATAGAGTTGCTGTTCCTGCACTCTGCGTGCTTGTAGCTCTTGGCTCCACAGTGCCATGCGATATCCTCATCCTCAACGCTCTGCCATATCTCACCCTCAAAACCTACAAAGTAGTGGGCGGATGCTCCGAGGTACTTGGAAGCATAATAGTGGCAGTTCGCCCACGCGCCTCCAAGAGCCCCCACATAGTGGATGACGATATACTTGATACGCCCCACATTATTCGCATTTGTGAAGTTGTATGGTGTGAGGAGTTTCTCAATCTTTGGTGCTGTCATCGTCCACACTCTCCTCTCCGAAGAATCCCATATCATCCGGATTCATGCTGTTGCGGAATGCCTTGAGCTCTTCCTCGGACATCTGTCCGACCTTCTCCTGAAGCTCCGCAAGCTCTTCAGGGCTCATGTCCTTTGTGTGCTCACTGCGGAGCACCTTTGTCTGTTCTGCCATGTCTATTCCTCCTCTTTATAATCTAACGTGATGGAAGTCTTGGTCTCCACAAGGATGCACTTCCTGATCTCGTTGATGGTGTTGTCAATCAGCTCTTCCGGAAGGAATGCCCGGATGAGCTCCGCATTCTTGATGCGGTAGATGTACCACAGTTCCACATCGAAGTCCGGAGCCGATTCCCCATCCTTTACTCCTCCAAGAAGCACAGATGTGAGGGTATCCTTATCCTTCTCAAAATCGCCATTCAGCTTCTTGAGCAGGAGTTTCTTCTGCTTATCGTCCGGTTTGAGTGGCATCTGATCAAGGAACTCTTCCAGTGTCACCTCAAAGGTGTAGTCCCCGGTGAAGATTGCCTTGAGCATCTTCTCAAACTTGCCGTCACACTTGTACTTGGTCTCCGTGTTCTCTTTGACCTTTGTCTTCCATACACCCTCTCCAACCAATTCCTTGAGCTTGTCCGGATTTAAGATGTCAAGACTCATGCTGTCCGTGACAGCCGCACTGCCTTCTTCTCCATAGAACTTCACAAACTTCACGTTGTGGTCATCCATGATGCTGATGCCTCTTGCCTGAAGCTCTGCTTTGTAGGCATTGGTGAGGGCTCTGTTCTCCTTGCCCTGCTTGTCAAGCTCCACAAGGGCTCCGATCAGCTCCTCTGTCTTCATGTTCTTTGCATCCACTACTGTTCACCTCTTTCTCTTTCAAATCCTGCGATCGCTTTTGCCGCGCATCCCGGACAGATTCCCTTTCCGTGGAACTGTTTCACCTCTTCAGTGGTTCCGCAGAAGATGCATCTCGGTGTGTACGGGCTTATCGTGATCTTTCCACCATTGTTCTCCACGATCATCGGGTCTTTGCCCTCAATACCAAGCTCCCGGCGCATTGCCACCGGAATGCTGATAGAGCCGTGGCTCGTCATTTTCTTGTACGCTGTGCTCATGTGTTGCTCCTTTCTAGGCATTCAAGATGTCCTTGATGTACTCATATTGTTCACCCATTGTATAGGTGTCCCTGCCTTCCTCTTTCAGCTTGTCCCGGAACTCCTTGAGCCGGAGTGCAAGCTTCAGGGTCTTCGCCACTCCCACCGCTTCAGGAGAGGCTCGCAGGTGCTGTTCTGTATGCCCGAGCATGATGCTGATTGCCTGATATAGGAGCACATCCCATGCATAATATTCCGTATTCCTGCCATTCCACTCCTCCCGGGCTTCCTCGATATATTTCTTCCGGTTCAACCTTGGCTTGTCCGGTGGGACGATACCCTTCTCCTGAAGTTCTTTCTTGATCTTGGCATTCATGGCTTTCTGTGCCTTAGTCATAGTCTTCCTCTTCGCCATACTCCACCTCCTCGTTATTGACTTTGAGCTTGCCCTGTTTGAGCTGATCTTCAAGGCTGATCATAGATTCAAGGTGGACATCGAGAAGGTTTGTCTTAACCTCTTCGATATCCACGCCTCTCGCGATTGCCTCCTGACCGACCAACATCTGAAGATATCCGGACAGGGTTGCAAGCTCGACCATGCTGATGTTCTCCATCTCGCACCGGATATCATCATCCCTGACTGTTATTGTCAGCCTGCAATCCTTCATCCTGCTTCTCCTTCCTTGCAGCCATGCTCTTGAGAGCTTCGATCAGCTTGGAGCACTGCTGATAGTTGAGCCACTCCACGGAGCTGACCTTGAACATCTTCATGCACAGTCCATTGACTCTTGCAGGCTTCTCCCAACCGAGTTCCTGTGTCAGCTTATAGACCTTCTTGCGCTGATTCTCTGTAGCCGGGTTCCCTGATCTTCGTCTCTTGGTGCTTCCGTTCTTGCCCTTCGCGCTATCCTTCATATTGAGAAGGACGCGGATACAGGTATTCAGTTCCCGGTTGTTGAGCTCCTTGATGCTGTCTTTCCCGGTGTGCGCCTGCACTACAAGGTGGAGGTCTTCGTCTGAGAGTCTCAGCTCCGGGCTCTTGGCAATTCCCCACAGCTTCCGGATGCC